TGCTTCATCTAAATTTGCATATCGAATGTCCCATCTATCAGCTGCAAACCCTTCCGCAGTTATTGACGTACCTCTTTGAGCAACATTCATTGCACCATTAATTATCAAATTTTTGTTGCTTAGATTATTAGTAATCTTTGCCGTACACGTTCCATCAGTTGCCAAGGTAACAGCATCACTTGATGCTCCTGTGTGGCGTATTGCGTTGACTTTTAATTGGCTCATGTTGCTACACCTCCTAATCTAAACATCGAGAAATAGTTGCAGTAGTTTTCACTAGATTGAGTACCTGTTGAGTTATGACGTACTTTCAAACATACTGTTTGTCCAGCAGTAAGTTTTACAACATTACTAAAATTAACCGTGGCTACTTCATCTGCTTTAGTAGCAGTTACGAATTGATAATAACCGCCTGTTGCTGCAGCACCATCTACATAAAGAGCTATAGCCATATAAGTTCCATCATTAATATCATCAACTGATACAGCACCATTTACCTGATATGCACCTCCCATGTTCGCAGGAACAGTAAAGATAGAAGTTGAAGCGTTATAGGCATTATCAGTATCAAAATGCTCTGTTTGAAATAACGCTGTTACATAAGTACTAGAGGCTATGTCATAGTCTGAACTGCAATAAGCACTGAATGCTGGTCTGAATGGAGAACCCATTTCTAAGGTTCCAGCAGTTGTACTGTTTTGAACTACTTCTCCAGCAGTACCAACAGTTGCAGGTAATTTAAGTTCTAAATCAGATGCAGGATTCGTTGCAGGAGCAGCGATGCTCATGCTATTTCCTGATGCGTGTGGCAGTTTAATACTTCCCATTAGCCTGCTACCTCCATAACTGTGAGAAAAGAGGTGGAAGGGCCACTTCCTATATAATTATTAATTGCATAACTTGATACACTTGTTCTAGTTTCTACGCCATAAGTGACTTGGCTTGTTGTATTTGGAGAATCTAAATAAGTCATAGAGACATAACCACCAAAAGCACTTTCTCCTCTATATCCACCTTCATTGGTAAACATCTCTGCACCTCCCCTCGTTAGTTGAATTGCAACTATAGACGTTGACCTAGCTTCAAGTAATAAATTCAAAGTGACTAATATTTTACTTGAAGTAGCAGATGGAGTTATATCAACAGTAAATCCACTGAGGGCTGCAAAACTTGTATTTGTATAAGTATCATGTGTCGTATATACATCTTGTTTTACTTGAAGAATTGCTCCTGCTCCTCTTTTAGCTGCAGTAACTGCACCAGCAGCAATCATATCTGTATCTACTATTCCATCAGGTAAGCCGCCTACTGCTACACCTGTGATTGTATTTGTTGATCCGTTAAACGTGAGTGCCATAATTAATTAAACGATGACCCAAGCAGAACCAGAAGGAACTGTAACTGTTGCTGATACTGTAACTGGTCCTGCACTCATCGCATTATAATTGCTAGTTATCGTATGGTTCGTTGCGATTGTAGCTGCTGTTTCAACAATACCGTTTGAGACTGTTGCGACTCCTGTAATCGTTGCTCCCGTTCCACTCGTTTCGATACGCTTGGTGTTGTCGTAAAAGAGTTCTACGGCCCCATCAGCGATGAAATTTGCCATCTGTTCACCAGAATATTTATCAATATTGACGCTGGCATTACCTTCAATGTATAAATTACCCGTACCAACATCTTTTATGTAGCTATGACTTCCATCGTGAAAAATTTCTAAATCATTTCCTGTCCCCCAGCGAGCTTTAACATCATCGTTAAAGTCAACACCTGTCGCACCACCTACCCCTGCTGGAACGGTGGCCCAAGTTAAACCGCCTGTATTTCCACTTTGAGCAGATAAGAAGTATCCATTGGTCGGTGAATTAGATACTTTTAAATTCGCTTCGTCAACAACATTATCTGCAATAGTTAAAGCCGTAGCACCTGTTACTTCCCCTGAGTGAGTGGCGTTGGTGACTTTAGCGGTGTTTGCTGCAACGTCAGTCGCAATGTCTATACCGTCAACTGTTCCTGTAACTGTGATGTTCCCTGTTACATCAATACCAGATTCACAATCAAGATTCGCTGTTATATCAACAGAACCATCTGTATTAACTTTTATTTTATCTGTACCACCCCCATCAGAACTCGTTACTTTAAAAGTTCCATTTGTATTTGATATTGTATAGTCAGGGTTTTGTCCTGAGTCCGTTAATAAAAGTTTTGGTTCAGCATTTTCTATTGTTATGTTTGAGGTAAAACTTGGAGAAATCTTTGTTCCTGCTATCGCTGCACTTGCATTTATATCGGCATTGACGATTGCTCCATCAACTATCTTTGCACTTGTAACTGTGTTATCACTTGGTTCGCCGATACCGCCTGACTCTTGATAAAGAATAAAATCAGGAGCCGCCGCTAAATTAGTTGCTGTTTTAAATCTAGATCCATCAACAATAAAACCAGTAATCCCACTTGTGGACGTACCAGAATTAGGTCGTTGAATTACACCGCCGTAACTAACTAATAAAGTATTTGCGGCTGCTGGAGTAATTGCGTTGGTCGTTCCAGAAGTGACAAGCGTAAAGTCATTCCCTGGATAACTAGCTGATCCATTATTAGCAGCATTCCTAAGAGCTAAATATTTAAAATCTGGTCCACCACCACCACCTGAAACCTTTGCTACCGACCCATCATCTTTTTTAAAAAACAGTTCAGCCGTGTCCGTTCTTATAACGGGTTCACCTACCACCATGTCAGAGGCAGATGGATCGCTGCCACTACCTCTTTTCAGCTTAACTGTGTTGGTCATTAGTTATTCCTCAGATGGTTTAGTAAGTACCACCATCAATATCGAAACCAGATACAGAACCATTCTCAAGGAATGTAACCAGATCAGATAAAGCGACTTGAACCATTGTTCCTGCATCGTTCATCACTAAACGATCAGCCGCCGCCAATGTTGTTGAAGTAGCTGACGTTCCACCATCGCAACAGGTATTCAGCTCAGAAGTCGTTACGGTTGCTCCATCAAGGATTTCAATTTCTGTTGAAGTTAAAGCTGCTAAAGCTGAAGAACCACCTGATTGACAAGAAGATAAGTTTGTTAAATCTGTGGCTGATGCTTGCGCTCCTAAACTTGCCCTTGCTGTTGCTCCTGATTCAATAACAAAATTAGATCCATCACCAACAATAAACCCGCTATCTGAAGGAGTAAGACCAGCTACATCTGCTAATTGTGCGTCATAAGCTTGAACATTAGTGCCAATTACAAGTCCTAAAGCTGTGCGAGCAGCACTAGCTGAAGTTGCTCCTGTTCCTCCATCTCCTATCGCAAGTGTTCCAGTGATTGAACTTGCATCTAACTTGACCGCCAATTCTCCTGATTCAATAACAACACCACCATTGCTCTTCAAATCGGCAGACATTGTATTGCCTGATTTCTGAAGACCATCACCTGCTGCAATTTGCCCTGCACCTGAGAACTGAGCAAATGTAAGATTATTTGTTCCTACAACTGCTGAACCTTTATCAGAAGTACAAACGAAACCATTTTCAGCGTTAGTTGTTCCTTTTTCTATAAAAGTAAATACTCCAGCAGCATCAACCCCTGTAGCTAAATCGTCTGTTCTTGTCCAACTGCCACCACTAACTACTTTATAAATACCGTTTTGAGATGCTGTTGACTGCCCTGCAACAAGTACTCGATCATCAGCAGATAATGAAACACCGTCTACAGACTGAGTTCCGCTTAAAGTTAAATTTGAAGTCGAAACAACAACACAAGAATCTTTAATATCTAAGCCCTGTGCCACTCCGTCAACATAGCCTTTATTCGCTGCGTCATTATCAGCAGTACAATCAGCAAGGTTCGTAATCTTTTGACTATTAGCAGAAACAGCAGCAGTAGGAGCTGCCATCTGATCAAGCCTATTTACTTGTACTCCTGTATCAAAATCACTAATTTTCGTATGAGCTATTGATGGTATATCAGCAGCTACTAAAGCTCGATATGCCGCCGCCGCAGCCGACCCAGCAGTAGGACCAGCAAGAATGTAGTTAGCAGTCTGAGTCGTTTCCTTATCAAAATATTTACCCTTACCACCTACAGGGATAATGGATGTTGCCGATCCACCTGCCCCACCAGTTCCTTTACCAAAATAAAGAATCTCATTGCCTTCAGCAAATGCTAATTCTGCGTTTTCGAGACTGGTAGGAGCTGAACTTCCAGTGCTACGTTTAATTCTGATTGTGTTAGCCACTAGAAGTTTCCTCCGTCTGTAATTGTGCTAGTAGTCCAGTTTGCGTCAGCGATAAGACGTGACGATGTACTGTCATAATATACGATAGATCTATTAACAGCATTATCTGTATTTACTGAGTCGGCAGCACTAGCACCTTGCGGTCCTTGCGTTGCAACAGTGATAACGGAAGGGTCTCCCTCGTCAACAGTTACAGTGTTTTTATTGGTTGTGATATTTACGGTGGTCATGCTGTATATCCTTGATCCATATAAATAGTACCTTCTATCCAGTATTCTTTCAGCCCTGAACCGTTAGTTAATAACACATCATACTTATATTCATCCAAAGTAAGCAATGCTGTTTGAGTATCTGTCAGCTTCCAATCAAACGCTCCTCCTGATGCACTTGTTACAGTGCAAGTTGCATCTGCTGCTTTAGTCGTTCTTTCAGTATTCCAAACTTGTGAGGTCAAGGTGTAGCCAGTCAGATTGACAGCAGCGTTACCTGAGTCTTTCAAAGTTACAGAAACACTATGATCCGACCTTCGTTGGATCGTCATGTCATACGTTCCCGGTGCTATTGCCATAAGCTTTTTACCTTTGGCTTCAGTATATCAAGATTAAGTCGGTTTTATAGGCCAAGTTACTTCCTCTGGATTGGAAACTGTTGAAGGTAAATCTCTTAATGCTTGTCTATATTCTTTTCTTGCTTCACTCATCGTTAAATCTGAACTAGCCCACCAATCTGTTTCAGCTAAAAACCGATTACGAAGTTCTCTAAAAGTAATCCATTTCTGATCATGCCCAAGCCCAACTGTATTGGTTGAGGTGAAAGTATTATTTATATAACTATCTCCTACGTTTACAAGATCTTCTGCAACAACAGCGATTGTTCCTTCAGGTGGAGACCATATACTTAAATCTCCATTCCATTCCACGACACTAGTAACTTTCTCATTTTCAATAATTGCGTAACGAGCCATAGGTCTGAAATCCTTTGTTTCAATGTTAGATAATTGGAACCCAATACTAACCCGATCACAAGAACTTCCTACACAATGCCAAAAATAAGGTTTAGTACCTGTGGCAGTAAAACGTCTTACTGTGAGTCCTTTATCATCATAATCAGTAAATATCTTTCCATCTTTGTAATACCTGAAAAAAGATTTTCCTTGTTCAGAAGAATAAGTAATATAAACACGATCAGTAGGCATATCTTGATTCGTGTGCCAACTCATATAGCCAGAATTGGGATAAAAAAATGTACCACTACAAACAATATTTAACTCAGGAAATAATTCCTTCATTAACTTTTTTATTTCTTTAGCAGGTTTATCAACTGATACTTTTGAAAGATTACTTTCTCTACCTTTTGCAACTTCATAATCTAGTAAAGAAAAAAGACTTTCTTCAGATAATTTATCTTCCCAATCTGGAACATATTTAGCAACGGATTTTTCTTTTATTTCAGATAAATAAGGTTCAATAATTTCTTCAATTTTCTTAACTGTTAAAGAATCAAAAGGATTACGAATTACCACTGAAAGACCACAACAAAACCAGCTCCCCCTGAATAACCTGTTGATCCTGATGAATCTGGATGGTCTTTACCTCTACCACCCCTGCCATAAGACAACGAAGTAAACTCTGACATATTCGTATTTGTATAGCCAGAAACATTACCATTAATGCCTGCTGTACCGTCCCATCCTAAAAGTTCGTTACTACATGTACCTGCTGATCCACCTCCTGTATTTGCATTCTCACCAGCATAGCTAGTGCCCCCTCCGCCTCCTGCCGTACAAGTAGAACCTGTACCCGCAGGGTTAACAGAAGAAGATCCGCCTCCGCCTCCGTTGCCAGTACCTGTAGATCCAGCAGATCCAACGGTAACACTAGCGTTAGCTCCTAACTCAGTTGAATTATAAAATTTAATCGCTGTTGCACCTGTCCCCGCTTGTCCAGACCGAGCAGGTTTAGCAGTATCATCATTATTTGCTCTACCTCCTCCACTTGCTCCTCCTCCTCCAATTAAAACAAATAGAAATCCGGATCTAGCTGCTGACGGAGTAAAAGTTGCACTAGATGTAAATGTACTAACTTCTGCACCTAAACCAGCCAAAGCCCAACTTAAAGCACTTCCATCAGTCGTTAAAGTCTTACCACTATTTCCTGATTGACTTGGAAGTAAAGCTGCTATTCCTGCGGCTGCTGTTATCTGACCTGTTCCACCATTAGCAATATCAGTAACACCTTTAGATTGATAAAGTGTTGAACTCAAAGAACCAGCTTCAATCCAAGAGGTATTTGCAGCATTTCTTATTTTTAAAATTGCTGGATTGGAAGAAGTATCAAGCCATTGCATAAAAGCAGCTTTGGTTGATGGTTCGCTATTTCCACTGTTTAACGTTTGAAGAGCTTCAAAATTGTCATTAATATCTATCCTTGCCTGTGGAAAGGTGACATTTTCTAAACGTTCTGAATTAGCTCCTCCTGTTGGGTTTGCTTGTGGCATTAGATGGCCCTCCCGAATCCTGTCACAGTGTACATAAATGCTGTATCTACATTACTCCCATTATTAAAGGTTGCGGTAAATCCTGTCCGACTCAAGCTAGAAACACTTACAAACAAGTTTGAGCTAGAGGAGTTTGGAGTAATTTGAAGTTGAGGAGTCTGATAAAAAGGCTTCTCAAAAGTAACGTTATAAACCCCTGTTGAAGCAGAAGTGTTAGCAGCAACAGAAGCACTATCTGTCCTTCCTAATAAATCTAAAGTCGAACCAAGATCACTAATTGTTACTTTTGCATCTGTGTTTGTTGAAGTAATAGAGGCTTTAATTTGCAATCCTCTCGCTCTTACAATTGCAGCTTCAAACTCTGCCCACTCTCCCCAAGTAGGAGAAGAACTAGGGTCATCAGGTGTTGTTCTTACAAATAAATCAACATTTGCTTCATCAATAACATCTCCATCAAATTTTCCTGAAGCAGCATCAAACAAACCTGTCCTTGAATCCCATGCTATTCCTGTTGCAGCAATTGAATTACTAACAACTTCTTTTCTTAAAACAGCATCATATTGAACACCAGAATGTCCAAAGTCAAAAGTTGTTGAAAATGTATATTCTCCTTCTTCATCTCCATCAGCATAGAAAGGATCATGATAACCCGATGAAACATAAGGATTCGGAGTTAAAACTAAATTATTACCAACAACGGTTAAACCACTATTAACCTTTGCACCAGTAAATGAAGTTTCTTCACTCCATGTCTTTACATTTAATCTTCTTGTAGAAGCAGGTAAGGTTGTAACAAATGAAGCAGGATTTACTGATTTATTACCCAGATAATCTTGTGCTTTAACAAAATACGTTCCACCTAATAACGGTACTTGTTTTTGTGTAGAAGCCCCTGATACACCATCAACAATTTTATTACTTGTTAACCAACTAGCACCCGAATCTCTAGGGTCATGTCTAATGATGATTCGACCACCTAATTTAACATCTAATTGTGGAACTTCTTTCCATGATAAGACAGCTAAAGTTTCAGAGATAGGAACCATTGAAAGATTTCTAATATCATCTGGGTTTCCTTGTACCCCTCTAACATCATATTCACCAATAGCAGGAGTACTATAAAGAATTCCACTAGAACTTAAGCTGGAGACTTGAAGTGAGTAAACTCCTGTCTTCACATCCATCAAATCTATCGTTGTTCCATTAATAATTTCTGTTGTAAAGTTATCATCTTCATGTCTCCATTTCACTCTATAACGATCTACTCCATCTACTCCACTCCAATGGAATGTTACTTTTACTGCAATCTTACCGTTTAATTCATATTGAAGTTCTTTCGTTGTACTCCCGTCATAACGTGGAATATCTAATACTTGCACATTAGAAGGAGCAGCAGGAATAACATTTAAGTTTGTAGTATCCCTTGCTGCTAAAGCTATATTTTGCTCAATATGATTATATTTACTGGAATTATGATAAACAGCTTCAACTGTATAGAGAAAATCTTTTTCTTCCTTTACTCCTAAGACTCTCCAATGGGAAGTTTGTATATCTGTACTCTCAATAATCCAAACACTATTATTATCAGGAACTGCTTGAAAACTTGTAGCAACATTAATAAGACCGACACCTTTCACATAATCAGTATTCCAATAATTACCGTCACAATAGCCAGCTATACCTGTAATACTGTGACCACCATCAAACGTTCCATCAGGCAATATCACCCCTAAAGTTGGTGCTGTAGCAAGAGAAATATTTTCAATCTCTGATCCGCTATCTACTCCAACAGAATTAATTGTTGCAGATGTAATTCTTCCAGCTCTTCTAGTCCCAGCTTTTAAAGGATCAGCAACAGAAATAATTTGTCCAGGTTTTAATAATTGAGCAGTTACCAAGCTAGAAGTAAAAGCAATCATCTCTCCATATTTCTCCTCATACAACAACCATTTACCTAATCTATTTGCTTGCGCTCGACTGGTACAAGCAAAAGCAGTAACGCTCCTCTTCACAACTCCTCTCTTTGCAATTTCGGCTGTATCTTTTACAACTTCATAGGCTCGATCTTTTAAAATTAAATCTAAATAAGCAACAACAATAACTGTAGGTTTTGTTTTTGAACTTTGGTTCGTATAAGAAAAACCTTCTGCTGTCACATTACTTTGATTAAAGTTATAAACAGGATCAGAAGGTGCATCTTGAGCGATAGTTAAACTTCCATCCTCCCAAAAACCTTGACTTCTCATAACTGAAAGAAGTTGATTAACTACGTTATACGCTTCATCCGTTGAACTAATTGTTGCATTGCAACTAAATCTTGCTTCCTTAGTTGTTGCTCCATCCAATGTATATTCAATTTCTTCGTTTGCATACTTTGATGCTCTGAAAAATGCCCATTTATCTAATTGTGAACTATCAAAATGATCTCCAAGCCCAAATCTACTGTTTAACATTAATGCGTATAACAGCCAGCTAGGACACGCAGTCCAAGTTGCAGCTTGAAATGTTCCGTCCCAAATGAAATTAGTTGGATAAATTATTCTTCCTGTATCACTGTCAACAGTAACTCCTGTTGGTATCTGGACTTTTAACCCTTTAATATCATATTTTCTACTAGGAATTGAACTGAATTGTTGTGCATCTAGCCTTACACCAATTAATGCCGTATTAGGATAAGATTGAGTGTCAAATTTAACAGTAGTAAATGTACTCCAGGTAAAAGAATTAGACAATAAAGAATCATTACTGTCATCAGTTACTCTTGTAACTTTTACTGTATAAGTTGAATTTTCACCTATTTGGCCTGCTTCTTTTTTAAATCTTATTTCATATTGTCTATTGTAAGCGTCACCTGTCCTTCCTCTTATTGTGTCATCTATGACTTCATCATAAGCAGTGTCATTACCTGTCGCTATATTTGTATATTTAACTGCTATTTTTAACTGAACATGTGTTCCTAAAGTATCTCCATTTTTACTATCTATTTTTTGAAGTGTAGGAATCGTAATTTTAACTCTGACAGCATCAACAGTTGTGTCTGATATTGTTCTCGTTACAGGAAATTCTTTAACGACTGGAACGTTAACAGCCGTTGCAGACAAAACAGCAGTTGATGATTCTAAAGGAATATAAGATTGGGTCGCTGTTCCTGTTCTTTCATATAAATCTACATCCTTAAAGTTATAAGTTCCATCAGGATTTTGTAGAGCAGTATCGTTAAAAAAGACAGATTGGAAACCATTAGCAAGACCTTCAATTGGCCCTTCCGCTATAACCTCGGTTATATTTGCAAATTCCCTACTATCTAAACTATCTCTAGCAGTACGGGGAGTCCTGTCACTGCCGTTATCACCTTTGCTACCACCAGCACCAATAATTGTTGTAGTCATGTGTCTACCTGAACGGTATCAATACCTGCGCTGACAACAACGCTTCCTGTTATTGTACGTCCCAAAACAATAGGGACAGGAACACCAGCAGCATTTGTATTGGTGATCCCACTAAAGTTAAAAGATTCTCTAGGATCTTCAGTTCTTTCAGGTGTTTTAGGAGTTGGAGCAAGCATCCCTGCAATTCCCCCTAAGACCAATGAAGCACCGAGATTAAAGATTGCAGTTGTAGCCCATCCTGCTGTTCCTGCCGATCCCATCGCTGCGAAAGCTCCTGTCGCACCTAACCCAGGAATTAAAATAGTGGCAGTAGCAATCAATGCTACTCCTAAGATTATCTTTCCCGTATTCCCTCCAGCTCCAGTAATAACAGGTGTAATAAATATATCTTCCGTACCAATAGGATCATTTAACTCATTCAGTCCTATTGATGTATTCCCTACACATACAACATATTCTCGTTCAATCATATGTTTTTCTAATCCTGTAAAATTAGCAATCAACATCCTTATACTTTCTGCAACATCAGCTATATCAGCAACAATCTCTTTCCTGCCTGTAAATTCAGCCAGTTCCCCATATAGCTTTACTGTTCTCATGTCTTAAACGTTTACCTGTACTTGATTGTAACCAATCCCCATAACAATCTCTACAACTCAAGCGATTCTGAAGATGATGCAATACATTTCCATCCCCTAAATACACAGCACAATGGTTTAATCCAGGCGATCCAATTGACATTAATAGCAAATCACCCTTCATTAATTTCTCATCTCTTAACAAACGAAATCCTGTTGCTTCATACGCTCCATCAAACATCGGTGCTTTAATAAAATGTTCTGGATCGTTTGGTCTTTCCCAGTCTCTTAACTCTAATCCTTCCTGCTTGTACCAATCCCGTGCAAGAGTCCAACAATCTTGTACTGCCCAAACCCACGGCCTTGATAACAAGGGTGAGATATAAACTCCAGAAGGATTGTATGTACTCCATTTCTCCATTCTAGGATTCACAATATACCAAGGTATTTTGCCCTTACTGGCAGCTACTTTGTCTGCCTCAGACGGCTCAGGAGCAGAAATAGGATGACTATGAACAATCCCTAGAATTTCTCCACGTTCTTCAGCTCTTGCATAATCAATGGGAGAAATCTGAAACATCTGTTCAGGATATTTAGCAATATTTTTACAAGGCCAATATTTTTTCTTTCCCTTAATTAACAACAAAAGACCACAAGCTTCTTTTGGATCAGCTTCTTTTGCTGCTTCTAAAGCTGTATGCTTCCAGTTAATAACTGAACGTGCCGACTCCAGGGAAGTCATCAGGTAATATTTGTCTTTTCGGTAATCTTACTCCAGCCAAATCAAACGCACTACACATTTCGTATGAAATAATATCTCTGTTTTCCATTGATTTTCGATCTATAAAATAAATATCTCTAGGTCTAAAATAACTTGTTGGATCAGCATCACTATTTGATCCCCCAGTAAAATTAACAGCATCTAAATATTTAGACAGTGTACGAGTTCTAGTAACTTTACAACCTTCTAAAGTAATCGTATTACGGGGTAAAGCATTTCCATCTGTATCGACATTCAACAAAGCCAAAATAGTCGTAAATGTACCATTCAAATTAGAGACTGTAAGGTTAGGTCTTGGTAAAGTTCCTTGACCTGTAGCTTGATAACCTCCTGCTTGTAATGGTATTGCCGTATAAGTATTACCTTGCCAAACGATGTCAGCACCTAATTCATTTTTTGTATTCGTAAATCTATAAGTAGTTGTTGAACCATGTTGAGCTGTATTTAATTCAAAATCAAATAATTCAACAACTGTTTTAGCATCAGCCCCTTGCAGAGTTTTTTGTAAATTAAATTCACCTTCGCCTTCTGCGTAATCAGCGACCCAATAATTAACAACGCAATACAGCATTGATCTATGCAGTTACAGCTTTAATAACAGCAAAACGAATCACAATTGCTTCACTTAACGATCCTGCTGAAATGTTGGTGACATTAATAGAAGCCGAACCTGCTGCTGCCTGTGCGTTTAAAGCATACTTTCCTGCTGTTCCACCAGAGGAATGGTTTAAGGAAACAACATCAGTTGCCGCAATTGTTGAATTGGTAAGAGTAAAAGAAACAATGGCATCAGCCGCTAACGCAGCATTATGCATTGTGACTGTTCCACATTTTTTATTAAGTGTAACCGCAGTCGATTTTGAAGTACCTTGCGTTACTGTTCCACCGTCACCAGTAATATAACCAGCTTTATCAGTGTTTAAATTTGTGAAATTAGCATCAACTTCTGTATGAGTTAATGGTGAGCCTTTGCCAGCTCTAGTGACAATAGTACTCATGCTTCAAAGACCTGTCTAAATGTTGCACTTATAGTAGCTCGATTTAGGTAAGGTATTGATTTTGTCCAACCATTACATACCCATTTATAAGAAGTTGTGGTGTCAGGAGGTGTCCAAGTAAAGCTTGCTCCATCTAAAGCCCTGTTATCTAAAAAATTAGAAATTGTATCTGCATCGGTTTCACTAATGTTTTGCCATCTCAAATTCCATTGTTTTGGATTTTGATTTAAGCCTACATTTAATCTAACTTCATAACCATCTCCCATGCTACTAACACGGGTATTCGGGGCATTTCTTTGTGCTGCTCCATAAGAAGGAGTAATCGAAGGGAATGTTGCCATTATCTATTTGCTAAAAGTCCTCCAGGTCTTTTTTGATTAGCAATTTCAGCTTGAACTGCTGCTGCCAGCATACTTCCAAGTTGCTCCGATTGCCCTGCATCACCTTCAACAGACGAACCAGAAGCATCTACGTTAACAACAATATTTGTTCCTCCCATTGCATGATTTGGAATCACCGTTCCTGCTGAATCTGGTACAAATAGCTCTGGACCTCGTTCTCCAACAATAGAAGGTATTCCTTTGGGTGGTCTTCCTCCATTTGCATAATTTTTACCTATTTTCATTGCATCACCAAAACTAAGCCCTCCTTTAGGTGTAGGTAATGTCCCTCCGCTTATTGCCTTACCAACAGAACTACCAACATCCACAGCATTTGTTCCAGGGAACATCTTACTAAATAGACCTAATAATCCTTTTTGCATTTGAGCAGCAGCGATTTGTGCTGCCATGTCTAGGAAGTGATCTGCAATACGTTGGAACATATTTGCAAACGCTTCTTGAACACTCATTGTTCCTTTAACAACTCCTTTAAATGATTCACTAAAAGCACTTCCAATTGCTTCTGCTGCTTGCACTACTCGATAACCCGAATCATTTAATTGAATTATTTGTCTATCTAATTCTTCAACTTTATCATTAACTAATCTCATCCCTAAAGCTAGTTCGTTTGTTGCTTGTATTAACTCTTTAAATTTTTCTATTTCATTGTCTCCAGCTTTTCTTTGTACTATTTCCTCATACTCTCGAATCATATCATTAAGTTTTTTACGATTCCTTATTTCTTCTCTTTCTAAATGACCTCTTGTGTTATTTATTTCTATTTGATGTTTAAGTTCTTTATTAAATGCTTTTTGAGCAAGTGTATTATTAATCGTTTGATCTCCTATCTTAATCAAATCTTTGGCATCTGCTTCTAAGCGTGGAAGTTTAATATCTTTATTAAGTTCAGAAAATAAAAATTCTTGGACATTTTCTGGTTTTTTAATCTTTCTTATTTGTTCTGCGATGGTCTCAGCATCAAGACCTGTTCTAGATCCTGTCATAACCCCCAAAGTTCCACTCATTGGATTATCAACACGACTTTTTAATTCACTTGATAAATCTCTTGGTAATAAATCTGCAAGAGCTTTTGTTACACCAAGGAACTGATTAACTTTTGCTAAACCAGATTGAAACTGTAGAAAAATTCGAGCTAAACCTGTTTCTATTTCTCTTGTCTCATCGCCATAAAGTTTTAAAGCATTTACTCCTCCCGTCCCAACTATTGCTGTTGTTTGCCTTACTGCCTCTGCAAAAGCAGCTTGGGAACCATCAGCTCTTTCTATTAATTTAACTCTTTGACCTAAAGCATTATTTGTATTACCTAAAGCTGCTACTAATGCATCTGCATCTTGTGTTAAATCACCTAAAGCATCTCCAGTCTTTTTAGTTGCGTTTATTAAAGCATCAACTTGCGCTCCTATTTGCGTTCCAACTAAAGACAATCCAAATCCTAAGCCTCCTCCTAGCATCCCTCCTATTCCACCACCTAAACCACCACCAATAGATGCTCCCATCCCTTGACCAAACAAAGCAGGGAACGCTCCACCAATTAAGGCACTATTTAATGCTCCTTTCCTTCTGGCAGCCATTCCACCTGGCTCAAAGAACATGCCACCAGGCATACTGAACATCTGAGTCTTACGAGAAGGTTTAGGGCCATAAAAATTTGCATCTCCTTCTCTTGCACTGACACCTTTAATATCAAACGGATTTGTATTTAAAGCCTGATTCATTTGCTGAATCCTGACTGTTGTTTCTCTATATTCTTTACTTGTTTTATCTAATTGAACTTGTAATCCTCGAAGCAAATTAATATAAGAATTAATAGCTTTTTCAGTATTCCCTGGATCAAATTGTAAAAGCTCGCTAATACCCCTGCCGCTACCAAAAGATAAACCTCCTTTACCTTTAAACATCATGCTATAAGCTCTTGCTACCCGATTAGCACCATCTCTAAGAGCCTCTAAATCTCTAAATTGTTTTGTAAAATCTGCCTTTGTTATCGAGTCAGAAATAATATCTTTTTGTACCCCTTTTTTAACTGCTGCTTTTAAGGCATGAAGTTGTTTTATGTACTCGCCTAATTGACGACTACTTTTCATTATTGTGTTACTACTTTGCTGAAAAGCTTTCGTTTCGTCTAATTGATCTTTTATAGAAACTTGTCTTGCTTCTTTTGCTGCTTTTAACTCTGCTCTATTTTCTCTAATTGCTTTATTATTCTCTTTTATTGCTTTTTTATTCTTTACAAAAATCTCTGTAAAAGCTTTTAAAACTGTTGCTGTAACTTTAACGCCTTGACCAAAGCCAGCTATCGTTGCGGTTAAAGCATTTTGTTCGGCTTT